ATGCATGGGTCCCTCCTAACCTACAAAGGTCCCCCCAAGAGTATTAAAAAAAATCCCCAGAAAAAAATTTCACCAAAACCTTTTTTCATCACAGTAGCAAACTAAACCAATGGACAATTATTACAAATTAATGATTATTGACGACAGTAAAGGAAATACTTATATCGGTCTTGTCGCTGGCGGCATTGGTCTGTTGGGTAAAGTACTCAAACTAGAAGGTAGCATAATTGCCCATCGAGTAATTTGCAAGAATCATTGGACCCATAAGTATATGTCGTTGTATGACGGACAACCAGTCGAATTTAACCCAGAACATATCATGAAAATCGCACTAGCGAGTGAAGAGGTAGTCCAAGAACATAGGGACTTTTGGTCATCAAACACACAAGGGTAAGGAACAACTATGGATATGGTAGAATACTTACATCGTATTCGTGAACTAAAGGGTTACAGTTTTATTGAGTCTAATGTTCAACTTATAGGAGAATAACCAATGAAAAGAAAAATGAAGTCCAAAAATTATTGGGCAGGGTTCGATGACAACAAAGTTATAGTTGGATGGGACAAATACGATAAACATGTTTCATGTGAACCTGAAGTGCTCAAAGTATCTAAGATTAGTTTCAGTAAAAAACAATGGATTTATTTTAGAGGCATTGTAGATGAAATGTTCAGAGACTACCACTATTGACCGTATGACTAAGATGACTAAAAAACATCCACTGACTTATGAGACTTCGTAATCTTGATTAAGCATTTCTTTACAGCAAAATATCGAATTTTAACCCGCTATGAGGACATCTATGATGTACACAAATACTACGTAGTCGATTACAAACCTAAGCGTTCTTTTAAATGGATCCCATGCCGCATTCGTGAACAGACGCGCTTTACTCATTACGATGACGCATTGAGACTCGCTTTTTCTACAGAAGTGAAACGAAGAACTTTAACCTGTAAAGAGTTTACTGCCGATCAAATATTAAAAATGGAGAAAGACTTATGACTAAACAACACCCACTGACTGATGAGATCATCGAAAAAAAAATCTTTGAGAGTGGACAGTCAATTTTCGATGACATACGCTCTGCTTACGATGAAGGTGCTGATTGGCAGCTGGAGCAGGTGATTGAGTGGCTTGAAGAAACAGAGTATGACCAATACTGGCATAACAAAATTCTCTACACCGATGACCTTAAAAAAGCAATGCGCCCACAGGAGGATAACTCATGACTAATGAAAATGAAGAGTGTATTATTAGATCCATCATCCCCGGTCTCGTTCAACTTGCTGAGGAGACAGACAAGGGATGCAGGGAACAGGGTCTTGTGCGTCCACACGAACTGCCCGAAGAGGAGAGGTTAGAAAGATTGGAATTGCATCATCAAGAACTTATGGACAAAAAGGAAAAATTGATGCAGGAGATTGATGCCATCTGTGAAGAAAACGGTTGTGAAAACTGGTTAAGAACAGACCCCGAAGGTCCTGCTCCTGATTGTTTCAGACCGATAGAGAAAGATGGCAAATACTCTTACCATCCAGATTATATGAGAATAGGTAGAATTAGAGCTAATATAATGGCATGTGACCTTTGCTCCGTTCAACCTATGTGGATATGACTAAATGCTATGACTGAACACCCACTAACAAGGAGAACAACTCATGACTTATCAAAACCCACTGAGTAAAAATCCAAGTTATATCATGACAGATGATGTACCTGGATGGGAACAATTTGATTTTGATGATGTTACCAGAGTAGAGGTAATAACTTCCCCTAAAGGTAGAAAAGTAGTTAACTATGGTACGTCTAGAGTTACAGTATCAATTCAAGATGAGGGGAGAACATTGAAACTTTTCTACGATGAACCATGAAACTTACACCAGAAGAAATTGAACACATCAAGAAGAGAAGACTAACTCAAAAACTTTGGGAAAACTTCACTCAAGAAAAGCGCTCTATGTCTTGGTATAAAGAAAATACACCCATTCCATCACCATTCATAAACTAATATATACCTAAGCAGTTATATATTTTATGTCCATTGATATGGATGATTATTTAAGTTATTTGGAGTATACTCAAGATGGAGACAAAATGTTAAAAGATGAACCTATGATCAGTTACGATTCATTTATTGATCGTTTCATACTAGATGCTCCAAATAATGAAACTTATTATTTCAGAGATTATGAAGGGGCAGAAGATTTTTGGATGTTAAATTTTAAAGAGGATCACAGCACCGAAGAATAAGTAATGCCATACTATCCAAGTATTATTGAAGAATTTGGTAATATATCAGTACCAGCAGCAGGAACATCAGTAGCAGAGACACTAACCTTCAGTGGAACAGAATCCATTGGAGATAGTGTCAATTGGTCTGGAAGTATACCAAATGCAGTCAGTTATGCTCTCAGTGGAACTGATGCAAGTAGTTTCAATATTAACAGTAGTAGTGGTGCGATTACTTGGGCAATTAATAATCCAGATGATGAAAAGACTTTCGTATTCGTCGTTGAAGGTACGGACAGTGAAGGAAATACCGTATATCAAGGGGTAATTCTATCAACGTACACATATAATGCCGGACAGATTACGGGATTGTTTATAAAACATGAGATTGGTACGGAGGATGCTGCCGTGACCTTTCCTGCAGAGTATGTTGATCCGACAGTTACACCAGCACCTCCGGCATATCCTGCCCATACTGCAGCACTGAAAGATTATGGCGGAGTATTTCGAGTACAACAATATGTACCGAATGCATACAGTAATGACTCAGAAACATTTATGAATGTTGATCAGTTTGTCAGTGTAGATTTCAGTATTACTGGATATACCACTGCAACAGATCGATACGTCTATTATGATGATGATCTGACTCAGACGGATGATGCAGGGTTTGTGAGGTGGTTAGATGTACGATTTGATACTTTAGGTTTTGATATTGATGGTCGTCCGGACTGGTATAGTCAACCGAATGACTATTATACGAGTCAGGGTACGTCAACAGGTAAAAACCCCGCGTTACTTACAATTGAAAGGGAAGAAACGATTACGGTGACCTTTGATAGTTTCAGTCCAAACATCTTAGAAAATACTCCTTTCATCGATGAAGACATCGTAGTACAATTAATTAAAAGAAATGGAAGTGGTACAGTCATTAGTACTACCACATGTGATAAGAATAATCTCAGCAATATCAGTGTCAGCGCAACCTATCCAGACACTATTACAATTCATGTAGAAGGTAACTATACCAGATTCTTATTTCCTAATGAAGAATGGGATTATTACTTTGATAAGAATGAAGATTATACAGTTATTCCTCAGCATTTGAGTATTGACTTTCCTAATGAGCAGAAACGATTTAACAATAGTTCTATTTTAAATGCCGAAGGTGAATTGCCTACGTTTGTTACTGATACTCAGTTTGAAGATGCAATTTTAAATTTAGATGCGACGGACAAACCACAGCGTGGTGGAGATCCTAATGATAAATTTGATGCCTATCGTATTAGGCAGGGTAATTCTTCTCAGACTGCTATTAATGGAAATGTTCTTGATTTATCATTAGAATTTCCTTCGGATGCATTTATCTTGAGATATCTACAGGATCCAGTGACTAATCGTGATATCACTTATACTTTTACTGTGACTAGTAGTATACCTGCCTGGAATAGTTCTCCATGGACAATAGGGTCCTATACCGTTGGTACTTACGTCACTAGCGGTGGTAATTTGTATCGTGTGGTAGTAGCAGGTGCATCAGATACTGCTCCCACAGGTACAGGCAATTTCCAAGGAACATCAGGAGAACCACCAGTAGCAACCGGAGCAGTCTTTCGCTATGTTCCTGATATGGGTGGTACAGAGTATGGTGCTGCCACTGTACAGATTAGACAGAACGTAATTAATAATTACTTGTCTGGTACTGAAAGATATGGTAATATAATTGCAGCATTACCTTCTCGAAGAGAAGCAAAAAGTATCACATTAGCAGAACCTGGTCGTCAGGATGGATTTTAATTAAACTTATGCCAATACCCACCGTATACACACCCATACAACCATTACCAAGTATTGTTGGTAAACCTGCGGTATGGACTCCAAATGTTTGGACCGGAACCTTTTGTCCTGGGAATCCACCAGTACCAGAGATATGGAGTATTACTGTAACTAATTTCACACCAATTATTGCACCTGCACCCTATAACGGTGATCCTGGTATTACTTTACGATTGACACCTGGAACTGCCACAGTTCTTGGTGCTGGTGTTATCACAACTGGAGTTTTAACCGGACCAGTAACAGCAACATTAAGTATAGATGCTCCAGGTGGTTATACTGATTACTTATTTCCCAATAAAGAATATAAATATCGCAGTGATCTTTCAACAGTTCCCGTACATGCACCTGTGCCAGTTGTAGGTCCTTCTGGATATTCATCAAACTATGGTACAGTAAATCAATTAACAGCAACACCTGCAATACGACAACCTTTCCTAAATCCGGTTATTTCAAAACCTATTGCTGGGGATCCAGTTGCTGGATTAATTGCTGATTTACCAGCAGTGGATCATATGATTCATTATTTTCCGGATCCAAGATATGTTATTGTTGTGCAATATACTCTTGTCATTACAAGTTCTTGTGGAATTGGTGCTGGTACATATACAATTAAACAAATTGTGTATGACGATAAGGATATCGCTGCACAAAGGTTTGTGACTAAAGTGCAAACTCAATTAGGGAGAAATCCATTACAGTTTCCCAATCCACGCAAAATAACATTATAGGAGATTAATTTATGAGAGGTTGTACATATATGGGTGCATTGAGTACTGGACATATCTGTTATCCACCAACAGCACTAACTCAAGGTTCACCAAACGTTTTCATCAATTGCCCATCCCCTGCATCTCTTGCTCCAGGAGCAACTTTCGCAGGGATAGGAGGTCCTGCAGGGCGTGTAGGAGACCTGTTTGCACCACATGCATGCCCCGGCACTAATCCGCCCCCTCCACACCTTATTAGACCTATCTCACAGGGTCCTCTAAATGTTTATTTTAATTTTCGTCCTCCAGGTAGGATTGGTGATTTTATTGCCTGCGGAGACAGGATTGCTCAAGGAAGTCCAAATGTCTTTGCAGGATTATTCTCCTAACTATTGACAGGAGAATTAATATCTGCTATGCTCACTTCGTTCTTATTTAAATATTAAATCTATGGCAATGCGTTCTAAAATTGGTATGACTGGTGTTGATTTCATACCCGGAAAACCCAAAAAAACTCGCCAAGGTAGTTCTGAACATACAAAATTGTCTGCTACCTCTCGTAATGGCAAGAAAAAGCGTTACAGGGGGCAAGGACGTTGAGACCTGAGACTAGACAATCAATGGAGATGCTGTGGAGTGCTAAATGGAACCTTCCAAAAGCAGCAGCAAATTGCAATTTGTCAGTAAAAGAGATGAAGATTACTTTTAACGAGTATTGCAACTTTCATCCACCTACTTATAAAGAGGAATAGTACATGAGTCAATTAGTCGTCAACTTACCAGCACAGAAGGTATGGGTTCGTAAAGAATATCTTAGAGATCATATTGACGGTCATGGAGAATTCGTAGAAGGCGTTTGGGTGTCGGCAAAATCGATACCTGGACGTGCTTTTTATTTTGAGACGTACTTACCAGAGTACGCTGCAATGTTCGATAAATTGCCCATCAGTGCCTTCCTGAGTCGCCCTGAACTGCCTGAACATGACTTAGACCTACCTAACCTTCAATTTTGGAATTGTATGGACTATGGAGTGCGTTGTATTGAGAAGCAATTCATCGGTTCTATGGACATTGTATGTCGAACTCGTAATTTTGGGGCAATGTCTGGAGAGTATTTGTTCACATTAGACAATTTTCATCCTGATATAGACATTACAAATACTAATGTTAGTGAAGTTCCAGAGGAACATAAGTCCCATAATTGCATTTTGTTGGAAAATGGACAGTTTGCACTGTATCCAAACAACAGAATTAGAATTTTCGACCTGTCAATTACCCCTCAAGAACCTAAAATGCCAGATTTTAAGGTTTCTACTGAGTATTATCAGGTTGAGCAGGGTGTACGATGGGGTAGATTGGGTGATACTGATGATTATTTTTGGAAAACACCCGAAGAAAAGAGTGAATAAATATAATTTGGGCAAACTTGTTCTTTTTTGGAGTTAAAATGGCAGTAAATCCTGTACCAGATCAAAGTGAAGATTTCAAAAAATCCGGAATGGTGCTAATCACTGACCCTAAATCGGATTATTATCTAAAAAAGTCATCTAAGATGAAAAAAGATCAGAAAAAGTAAGATATATACAATATAAAGAGACTGAAAATGCCATCAATATCTAAAAAATTTGTTGATGTTAACCCCAATTTTACCAGACATCCCGTTACTGGTGATATTGGGGTGCTAAAAAATGAAGATGCCATTAAACAGTCAGTAAAAAATATTGTCATGACCCAATTAGGTGAAAAATTCTTTGATCCTTTATTTGGTACGTCATCGAATGGTTTATTATTTGAAAATTTTAATAGTATAGTCTCTGATAGATTAGCATTAGAGATCGAAGATGCTATTAAATTTTATGAACCTAGAGTTACCTTTGACGATATTGATATTTTTGAAGATGTTAAAAACAACTCTATTAAATTTAATGTAAATTTTACTATTATTGGTTCTCCCTTAGATCAACAATCAATTAGTCTCATCCTGGAAAAAGTATAATGGCATTCAATCAAGTTACTAATTTAGATTTTGAGGACGTAAAGCAAAGTTTACGAGAGTTTATGCGCTCTTCAGAAACTTTTACTGATTATAACTTTGAGGGGTCTGTATTATCACAATTTATTGATGTTCTTGCATATAATACTTACTACAGTGCATTAAATGCAAATTTAGTTGCCAATGAGGTATTTTTAGATTCTGCATCAATTAGAGAAAACGTTGTCTCTCTTGCAAAAAGTCTTGGATATGTTCCAAGAGGTGCTACAGCACCAAAAGCAACAGTAACTCTTACTGTTCCATTATCAATTGATTCATCTGTCACACAACTGACTTTAAAGCGTGGAAGTGCATTAATTGGAAAAAATGATGAAGGTTCTTTCGTATTTACGCCTAGTGATGATGTTACTAAACAAAGATCAGAAAGTACGACTGGATTTTCTCAAATAGTATTTGAAAATTTAGATATTTTTCAAGCTACACCACTTTCACTTACTTACACTGTAAACAATTCGACAGTTCAAAAATTTATTATTCCCGATAGTAATGCAGATTTAAATTTAATTGAAGTCAAAGTAAATGAAGTTAGTGAAAATAATACGGCAATTCAAACTTACAAACCAGTAACGGATATTACTACGTTAACAAGCACCCAAAGATCTTATTTTATTCAAGAAAATAAAAACGAACAGTACGAGATAATTTTTGGAGATGACACTTTTGGTAGAAAATTAAAAAATAATGATATAGTTACGATTACTTACTTTATCACCGATAAAGCATTAGGTAATGATTGTAATAATTTTAACTTCACTGGTAGACTTTTTGATCAATCAAATAATGCATATTCAGCAACAACTCCTCAAATTACAGTAGTAAGTTCATCTTCTGGAGGATCGGATCCAGAGTCTGTAACATCCATTAAGTATCTTGCTCCAAGAAGTTATTCGGCACAAAATAGAGCAGTTACAGTTAATGATTATGAGTTTTTGGTTAATACTAAACTTCCTGGATTGGAATCTTTGACTGTTTTTGGTGGTGAAGATGCATCCCCTCCACAATATGGCAAGGTATTTGTAGCAGCAAAACCATTCGGAGCCAGTAAATTAACAACCACCGCTAAATTAAATCTTATTAAAGATTTAAGACAGTTTACTATTTTAACGGTTGTACCAGAAATTGTTGATCCTTCTTTCTTGTATATTGATATTGATAGTTACGTTTATTATAATTCCAAATTAACTAAAAAAACACCTCAACAAATTGCAACTGCTGTTAGAAATTCTATATTACAATTTGGTAATACTCAAGAACTTAATAAGTTTAATAGTAAATTTAAATACAGTAAACTAGTATCATTTATTGATGAAGTTGATCCTGGTATAACTTCAAATATTACAAGGGTCAGAATGGAAAAGAGATTAGAGACTTTATCAAATATTTTTGCTTCTTATGAAATTTGTTATGGTAATAGGATTTCACCAAATACTACTTTAATATCTAATGGGTTTAAAATAACTGGTGAACCAAGTACATATGTTTACTTTTTTGAAAAATATGATGATAATGGTACTATTGCTGTTTTTAGAAGTGAAGGAAATGTGAAAAAATATTTCAGCACTTCAATAGGAAATATTGACTATGAAAAAGGTGAAATAAATATCAATAACATCAACATTAATAGTGTGGTTGGGGATGCTGATTATATTTCTTTATCAGTCACTCCAGCATCAAATGATATTTTAGGTTTGAGAGATTTATACTTATTATTTGATTCTTCTAATGTAAATGTAAACGTAATTTTAGATGAATTATCATCATCATCTAGATCAACGGGTGTAGGACAAATTCCAGTATCAAGTTAAAGATGTTTAACGATTTAAGAGTATCAAATTCTATTTCTAGTCAAGTACCAAAGTACTTTTCTCAAGAATATCCAAATTTTGTAAATTTCTTAAAAGATTATTATAGGTTTTTAGAAACTAATGGTAATTCTTTAGATTTATTAAATGGTATTCAGGATTTAATTGATATTGAGACCTATACAGGGATAGATTATTCTGCAGTATTGACAGAATCTGTAGATCTTGACGATACTGAAATTGTAGTTGATGGACATGTTAACTATCCATTAACTAATGGACTTCTTAAAATTAATGATGAGGTAATTTTTTATAGATTACTTGAACCTGATGTATTAAATGGAAATAAAGTTACAAAATTTACTGATTGCATTAGAGGTTACACATATAATACACTAACCATTGAGGAAGGGTTTAAATCAAACATTAAAACTACACCGTCCGCTCATGATACTGGAGCGACTGTAGAGAATCAATCATATGTATATTTGCTTTATTTCTTAGAGCAACTTAGAGAGCAATATCTGTCAGATTTTCCAAAAGGAATTTTAGAGAAGAATTTAGAAAAAGGATTAAATATTAATAATCTTTTAAAAAAGATTAAAGATTTTTATTTAAGTAAAGGAACTCCAAAAGGCATTGAGTTTTACTTTAAATTTTTATTTCAACAAAACTCAGAAATTCGTAATTATAGAGATTCTATCTTTACTCCTTCAGATGCAGTTTATGAAGATAAAGTAGTTGTTAGATTAGAAAATTTAGATTCATATTCTGTTTCAGATATAATTTTAAAAGAGTTTGTTCAAAAGGAAGAGACTTTTACAGTCTTATCTTTTGAAAGTTTATATTCCAATAAAACACTGGCACTTGAGTATGAAATTTCAAATGCAAATAAGTTATTACCTACAAAGATTACAAAAATTATAACAGAACCCAATTTAGAAAAGAAATATCTTTACGTTGAAAGCACTGAGGGTTTTCCAGAATCAGGATCTTTAAGATATAGAGATTTTTATATTAAATATACGTCAAAACAATCAAATTATTTTATTTGTGATGATTCTATTAATAGTATCTCTACTTTTTTTGGTGGAAATATAAGCAAATCAGTTGGTCAAACTGTTTATGATCTAGAAACACTTTGTACAATAAAAGATGCCCCAGAGTTTTATTTTGCCGTATATACTGGTATTGTAGAAGTAACTCCTACAAAAAATATTGGATATATTCCTGGAGATATTGGAACTGTTACCGAATTTACTTTATTAGAAGATCCAATTTTAACTTCTTGGGTATATAATGACATTTTACCTGCAAGAAGAAATTCTCATTTTCTTGCATCAGTAACAAATTTATATTATTCGGATGATTCTGTATTTTTAACTGTCTCAAAACTACCATTTGCAAAATATCCTGGAGAAGGATCTCCAACAATCCCTGATATTGATCTTGGTCATAAAAACATATTGATGACTGATCGTTTTGTCAGAATTCCAAGGAATTTTAATCAAAGAATCCTTGAAAACAGAGAAGATACTATTCGTCAATTCCCAGTAGGTCTTTTGATTGATGGAACTCCGTTGTTAAATTGGAAGAACAATAATACAATAACTCGTGGGGAATTATCTGCGATTGATATTCAAAATGGAGGATCTGAATTCAATATAAATTCTCCGCCAATAATAAAAGTTAGTGATCCAACTACAACAGAGGATGGAAAGCAAACAGCAGAATTAGAATTAAAAGTTAGTGGTAGTATTACCGAAGTAAATATAGAATCTGGTGGAACTTTATATCCAAGTAATACATCAATTATTGTAGAAAAATCTGTTGACAATGATCCAAATGTTACATTTAGGGAAGCAGTTCTTTCTTGTATAGTTGTTAATGGGGAAATTACTAGAGTTAAAATTATTGACCCTGGAACGGGATATACCGCTCCCCCAACAATTGTAATATCATCTACTGTAGGTACTGATGCAGTCATTTCAGCAGTAGTTGAAGGTAGCATTTATAAGGTTGATTATAAACTCGATGACAATGGTAATCCGATTAAAGGTAAAAAATATACCCAAAATCCAGTATATCAACTACAGAAAGGTTCTGGTTGCACTGCTCTACCAACTGTTTCTAATGGAAAGTTAACAAATATTACTTTAATTAACCCTGGAAAAGATTATAATTCACCTCCAAGAGTTCATATTATAGATGATTCCGGCGCTGGTATTGGAGCAAAGGTAATTAACTTTGTCATAGTTAATTCAGGAATTAATTACAATTTTAATTCAACCAGGGTAGTGGTTGAAGAATCTGGCGCAGGAGATGTCATAAACCTTACTGCACAAATTTGGACGCCAGTTAATAATTATTTCCAAACCATTAAGGGTGAGGATGGATCTTTTTATGAATTAATTGACAGCGATAATCAAATTTATACCTATAATACTTTAGGAACTCCATTGCATCTAAAGCATTATGATAAAGTATCGGGACAATATTTGGATGTAGATTTTATTGGTGATGGAAACGGAAAACCACATTCTCCGATTATTGGTTGGGCATTTGATGGAGCACCCATTTATGGACCCTTTGGATTCCGAGAAGCGTTAGATTCTGGATCTGACATTGTTAGAATGACTAGTGGATATCGTAAAAAACTTGTTTTTGACGAAATTAGAGAACAAGTAGGTGGAATAGGTCTTAATGAATTTGAAAAAGGATATTTTGCCGAAGACTGGGAATGGATACCAGACCCATCAAATTTAGATAGAGAAAATGGTAGATTCTGCGTAACTCCAGAATTTCCTGATGGTGTTTATGCATACTTCGCAACTATTGAACCAGATGGTCCGGATAAAAACAAAGCAGGATTTCCATACTTTGTAGGTAGTCAATATAAAGGATCTACTTTTAATGAATTCAATGCCAAAGAAACTCGCATCCTTTTAGAAGAAAATTTAACTAAATTTGTAAGTTTAAGGGATACAATATCAGTTAGACCAATAGATCCCGGATTATTTACTGTTAGTTCAATTCCAGAATCAACTGATTCAAAATTATCTTCAATTTCAGTTGATTCTGGTGGAGATTTGTATAAATTTGGAGATAAGTTGGTATTTGATAATTCTCAAACTAATGGATTTGGTGCAACTGCAATTGTCAGCGTATTGAATGGAAGGAGTATTTCAAATACCTCAAAACAAACTTACGATTATATAGAATATGATCAGGAAACTGCTACTATAACTGAAAGTACAATCTTTAAAACCGTTGATGGGTTTATAGGAAATGTATTTAATGTAGACCTAGACAAAAAACAAATTTATATTACTAAAACTGCCGGTTCTGCAATTCCTGAAGGTGCTCAAATTTTTGATGATCAAAATTTAACAGATGCTTTTGAAGAGGAAAAATTATCCGCAACTCTTAATAGCAACTTATTTACAACTGTGTTGTCTAGCTCTATCACTGCCACGGATTCATTAATAGACGTAAACAGTGTTACTAATATTGATGAAGGAGATTTTATAAAAATTGGTGAAGAATATTTAAAAGTTATTAGAAAAACTGGAACTGAATTATTTGTTATTAGAGGTGTTAATGGTACAACAAAACAATCTTATACTTCTGGAACTTCTGTAAAAATTTTAAATGAAATTACACTATTCAGTTCTATTCAATTTGTTACTGGTGATGTTGTTAAAATTGATAGTGAACTTTTTAAAATAGTTGATATAAAAATTGATAGGTTATCTAATATTCAAGGAATTGATATTGTTGATGGAGGAAGTAGTATTCCTGCAGGAACATATTTCTTGTATTTTGATGGAGAGTTGCAGGTAACTGGTGGTAATAATGTAGGAACCGTCACTATTGCAAATGGTTCTGTTACAGGATTAACATTTGATAGTAATAATACTAATATATTCGATAATCCCAATATACAAATCGGAGATAGTTCTACTTATTCAGCAGCTAATTTCTTAGATGTTGATATTAGGGGATCGAGGTATCTCCATACTATTGTAGCAGAAAGAACTCTGTTCGGTAGCGTAGCAGCACCACATTCTTTTGGAACTAGGGTAATAAAGCAGAACTTTACTTCTGCAGTTGTGAAAAAATATGAAGAAGGTAGAATTTTAACTACTATTGGTGCAAATGATAATTTGCTAATTCCTGGCGATGATATTACCATTAGTGCATCTTTGAATAGTCAGGAAGAAAAAGAAATTACAGTATCAAATGGTGCTATTCTTATAGATGGTGTTAGTGTAAGTGAGTTAGAACTTTATGAAGGATATTCATATACGTTTGTTACTCCAGATATAAGATTCGATTTTTATGGTATCTCTACAGAAAATAATAATAAAATTCCAGGTAAAAAATATTTTGATATAGATGTAAAGGAAGAATATACTGATCAAAATGCATTGTCGAAATTTATTATTGAACCTAAAGCATCGGATTTAACAGAATATTTCTTGGTTCTCATAGATACAACTACTCAAAGTTCACAAATTACTAAAAATATATTAGTAAAAACTATTAGTGAACCTATAAATGGAGAGTATAAAGTTCTTAAGTCATCTGCCACTGATTTTATAATTTATACAGAAGATGACCCTCAAACTAATTTTATATCAAATTATAATTCAAATACCATAAGTTATACTACAACTTCAAAGAATGCAAAAGGTCCAATTAATTTTGTTACCTTAACTTCTGGAGGTTTTTCTTATATCACTCCTCCTGGAATTTCAAATATAATTTCAGATGAAGGAGTTGGTGCAATTTTAAGTCCAAAAACTAATAGTATTGGTCTTATTACTAATATTAATAATAATTTTTCTGGATATGGATTTAATTCAGATTTTAGACAAAAACCAATTGTTCAATTTCCTCAAATTTTAAAAGTAGGTAGTATTTTTACACTGTCTTCTGTAAGTCTTACTTCTGGAGGAAGCAATTATCTATTTACGCCGAGGGTTGTTGTAACTGGTGGCGGTTTAGCAGATGGAGATCCTTCACATGCCATAATTAATGCAGAATTTGCAAAAACTGGATCTAGAAATATTTTAGATTTAAATATCGAATTTAATGGTCAAAAATATACATCTGCACCAGATATTAATATTGAAAAGTATTATTTTATCGAAATTGATGGATCTGGAAATTTAAAATTTAAATTCCCATTTAATCAGTATATTTTTCAAAATGATAAATTTAAAATTAGAGGTTATTATTTAGATAATACTGATCAAGAAAAATTTGCTGAAAGTGACGTATTCTTTGCAAATTTACAAACAACTAGCATTACTTGTCGAGAAACTGCTGCATCTACCACTGATGTTGATCCAAGACTTTCTGGGGATCTTGGATCGGTAACTGAAAATATTTTACGATATGAATTTATATCAGAATCTAGAGTTGCTACTGCTACTGCAATTGTAGGTGAATCTACATTTCTTCCTGCAGAAAAAATTATATTTAATGTAGAAGATGGAATAGAAAAATTTGGGTTTGTAGCAACTAATTTAGGATGGCAACCTTCAAATGCAACATTACGGGTTGAAAAATTTAATTACCAGTTTAAAATCGGAGATACTATTTCCGGAGAGACCAGCAATTCTTTTGGTGTTATTCAAAGTGTTGATGGTTCTGTCTCTACTGGTAAACTTGGAGTAAAAGTTACTAAACCAAAGAAATTCTTGACTAAAAATTCTTTCTTAGGATCAAACTTTGAAAAAATTCAAGATAGTTTTAAATATCAAAGGTTTGCTTACGAAATTGGTGTGGAGACTCCATTAAGTGAGTGGAAAGAAAACTATAAACAAACAGTTCATCCTACTGGATATAATTTATTTGCCAGAGCAACAATTGATAACAAAGTTGATGTTGACACCAAGACCAGTAGTATTTCAGTTATTTCTACTACTATTGCTAAAGAAGTTTCATTTAGAAGAAAGTATAATTATCTTTCAACTAGAAATGTAGGAATAGAGGAAGTTGACGTTTTAAATAGAAGACTTACAGACATTAAAGAAACAGAACAAGCAGTTGTTGCAGTTTTTGAAGATTTTTCAGAAGAATTTAATGGTGTAAATACTTCGTTTGTTCTTAAAGTAGTAAATCCATTAGATCCTACAAATTTTGAGACCGGTGAACCTAATTATATTGAAGATTATGATGTAGATCAAATGATTGTTATTCTTGACAATGTAATACAAACATATGGTACGTCTTGGTTTGTAACGGAATCTGATAAAAACATTAGATTCATTTCAAGTCAATTAGACGGAGAACTATTACCTGAGGGAGAACTATTAGTTTACAGAAAATTAAATGATGATTTAACCATACTTGAATATTCAGAAACTATATCTGCGGCAGGATCAACTTTTGCAATAAGAGATTTGGATGGTAATGCTTGGCCATCCGCAATCTTTAATACTATTGATGAGGATAATTATTTTGTATTTGTTGATGGTATTTGCCAGAGTAATTCTGCATTTACAATATCAAATACTAATAGTGGTCAAATTGATTTTGGATCAGATGTTCTACCAATTGGTACTGAACTATCTGTAAGATATGTTTCTGATTTATTAAAAAATGAATTTTCTTCAGGGTCTGTTACCGCTAATACTCCTGTCACTCTATCAAATACTCCTACGGTTGCGACTAGTAAGGATAGTTATTTTGTTTTCGTAGATGGCGTTTTGATGACTAGTGGAACTGGTAGCATTTATGATATTGATGTTAATAAAAACATCATTTTTACTGTAAGTTTTAATTATGATTCATTAATTGTAATTATAGATTCTAAAGGAGTATCGTTACCTACACAAGAAGATGATATAACTGCAGAAAAATATTCTTATAAAATTGAAGATGGTCAAGTTGATATTCCGGTAGGAATGGTAATGAATGCAAAAGAGTATATTGTAGATATTGCCGGAGTAGTGCAAACTCCAAATATAGTTTACACTGTTAACTTTAGTGGTCAAAGAAAGATAAATTTCACTGAACCTCCTGATAGAATTCTAGTTGAAGAGAATGATCCTAATATTAATACTGATGATGTTTTTGTAGGAAGACAATTTGTAGGTTTATTATATCAAAGAAGTGATCCTTCTGGAACATTGACAAGTGATCCTAGAAATTATCAATTTGATGATATTAGTCAAAATATAATTCATGTTAGAGAAAATTTAGATAATTTTATTATTGGAGATGTAATTAGTAAAAACAATGATGAATCTTTTGCGTTGATTACGAATAAAAAGACTGTTGTAACTAAGGTTGAAACTCAAAATGCATTCGTAAACTCAAATTTTCTTGATGGTAATACCGGAACTTTAATCCTCAACACAATTAAAAATATATTTGTTGGTGATAGATTTGAGTTTAACTCTTCTTTAGGACTAACCAGTTCAGATGACGATGAAATTGAAATTACTTCAATTAATCGCAGCACAAATACTATAACTTTTGAAAATGTATCGGGAAGCACTTTATCGATTAATATTCCAGCTAATACTTTAATTAATTTCAAACATAATACTCTTGAAATATCAAACTTAGAGACAACAGTTGCTAATAGAGATGAAGCTTTCGTAGATAATGACATTATATTGAGTGGTACTGGAAGTATTCAATCAACTAATGTTAATAGTAGTATTGATAATGCTTTTGGTCTTAGATTAGATACTGCTATTGCAAATGTTCAAGCAAGTAATGTTTCGGGCGGTGGTTTAACTGGTAACGCAAATATTGTTAATGGAGGTGTCTTATATGCTGCTTCACCATTACCAGAAATTAAAATTATTGGAGGTTCTGGTAGCGGAGCAACTGCTACTCCAACTATTGCGGGCGGGGTAATTACTCAAATCGCTTTAAGTGGTGGAACTGGTTATGATTCTGCTAATTTACCTAATTTGGTAATTGATGGACCACCTAGTAGTATTATTGAGGTTCCTACTGGAGATGGTGCTTCGTTTGCTAATGGTGATTATATTTTAATAAATGAATCTGAAGTTGTGCAAATTACTAATATATCTTCAGATGATTTAACGGTAGACAGAGGTCAATTATTGACTGATGTGAATGATTTTTATATAAAGACTACACCTATTAGAAAAGTTATTCCATATCAAGTTACATGTAAGTCATTTAGAAGAGGATTTGATGGAAATAAAACTGTATTTGAATTAACAGAACAATTCCAATCAGTAGATATTGCGATTGATTCTGATATATTTGTTATTTTAAATGGTGTTCAACAAGAACTAGGTCCTAGCAAATCTTATACATTATCTCAAACTGGCACTGCACCTAATATTAAAACCTTAGTAAACTTTACAGAAGCACCAAAATTTGGAAGTCCTTGCAATGTGTTTTATCTCGGGCAGACCATATCGATTAATGATATATCTAATCAATTTAATGGTTCACGCAGAGTGTTTGAACTTCGCGATAATTTAGGTGAAATTTTCAGTTTCAGTGCTAAAGGAAAACCAGATGCAAATATATCTGCAAACTTGATATTATTCATTGATGGAGTTTATCAAATACCATCCGTATCTTCTCCAGGTAGAACTCCTGCATATCCAGATTCCTTAGCATCTTATAAATTATTTGGTAGTTTAATTGAATTCTCTTCACCTCCTAGAAATGGAGCAGAATTTTCAGGATTTATTTATGTTGGAGCAGATTCAGACTATATTAATATTGATATTGATCCACCTGTAGAATCTGGTGATATTATCATTCAAGATAATGAAGTACGACCAAGAATTGTTACTAATGTTATAAGTTCAAATACTTTAGCTGCAACTGATAAATCAGCTCTTACGGAACCACCCGGATATCAATTTACAGATCTCATACAACTTCAACCTGTACGAGAAAGTTTGCGAGCTAGAAGATTAATATCTTCCACAATTGCAACCGGAGGTTTAACAGGGTTCCCATTGACGGGAAAAGTTGCATCTACTTCTGCGTATAACGTTGAAATTGAACCAATTGAAGATTTTATTCCAGCAGTTCCAGATCCAGGAAATAGAGAATTTACGTTTAAACTTGCTTCCTCTACCAATTTCCCTGAAAGATATGTAAATTCAACCTACACGACTGCATCGTTTGGAGCAACTTCAACTGACAATGACACACTTCAAGGTGTTATTATTGGATACGATTTACCGTTTAATAATATTATTCATCTTTTAGATGGTGCTCCTACTATATTTGATAATTATACATATGGTGATGTGGTTGCAAAAATTGCAAGAATTACTTATGGTCCATCAACGTATGATGAATTTGGGGCAGATGTAATTAAATGGGAACCAGATAATGATAATGTTGGGGGTAAATTATATCTAAAATTAGATGATACTTCAAATCCACCTCTTACAACTCATAAAATTAAAATTATTACCATTGGAACTACTCTTAAGTATGAAAATAATAGGAGATACTCTAGAAATCAATTAGTCCGTACTGAAACTAATATATACAAAGTGGTAAATGGACGTACTGGTTCTACCGGTGAGGATGGAGTTTCCAGTGAAGAGGGTAATGGTCCATCTGGAACGGGTCAAAATATTCAAGATGGCACTGTAAGGTTTGATTTTGTAGAATCATTGGGACCCCTTACTAATACTTTTGATATTGATGATGATGATTTAATTGCAGAGTATCAATCATTAACAGTTGGTGATTCTTTTTATTATACCACATAACACTATAAATAGTAAAAAACTGCTTCACAATGTCACAGTCAAGAGCATTATTAACAGATACGTTCCGCGTACTTTTGGCGGAAAATTTTAGAAGTAGGGTGCAGCTTGGAGAAAGTTTAGCAACTCAGTTTCCAATTGATCTATACTTATTCTTTGCTAGATCTGATACTTGGACTGGTGCTACTCCAGACCCTATTGATAATCAAGAACAAGCATTTAATATATACGATCAAATGCTTGGATTGAAAAAGATAGAATCTTCTAGCATTCGAGGTGTTATTCGCAATAACACCTGGGTAAGTGGGAGGCAGTATGACGTTTATAGGCATGATTATGGTTCAGAATATGCTACAAATGAACTTGTTAGAGGAATAAATTCTGAAATTAAACTATACGAAACTGATTTTTACGTTGTTACTTCTGAGTTTAAAGTATATAAATGTTTGGATAACAATAATCGAGGAATTTCTACTAAAGAACCAACATCAATATCAAGTGCTCCATTTAAAGAGGATGATGGTTATGTGTGGAAATACATGTATAGTATAAATGCATCTGATTTTGAAAAATTTAAAACTGATGATTATGTACCAATACCTCAAACTGTTGATCCTAATAATGCAATCGATCCCTCTGCAAATTTTGGAGGAGCAGTTTATAATGTAGAAATTGAAGCAAAAGGTTCAAACTATGATATTGATGATCTTTTTGAGGTTAAAGGAGATGGTCAAAATGCTCAAGTTCAAGTAACTTCTGTTGGTAGTGTGGGTGAAATTAATTCTGTTAGGGTTATTAATCCGGGACAATCTTATACTTTTGGTGAATTAGTTCCTGTTGCTGGTAACAATTCAGGAAATAATGCTCAACTCCAAGCAATATTTTCTCCAAAAGAAGGTATTGCCAAGGATATTGCATTAGAGTTAGGGGCATATAGACTTGCGTTAAACGCAAAATTTGGTGCTAATGATTTCCCATTTAGAAATGATTTTTCGGTAGTTGGATTACTCTATAATCCTACGATCAGTTCAAGTTCCTCTGATATTGCAATTGGAACATATAGAATGGAATTGGATAGTGCAATTACACCAACAGCACCAGCGCCAGATTCACTTATAACAAGTGTTGATAATGGTGCGACTGGTAAAGTAATTGAATACGGACAAATTAATAACACCGGTCCTTATTATATTTGGTATACACAAGAAAATGTGGTTGAGGAGGGATTGAATAGTTCAAATGAAAAAATTGCATTTGTTCCAGCTTCGACAATTTCTGGATCAGGTTTTAGTGGCAATATTAGTAGTAATTCTGATGCTATTAAAGTACCAGAAATCACTAGAGGGTCTGGGCAAATCATCTATATAGATAACAGACCCCCAGTCACAAGAGCAGACGACCAATCAGAAGATTTTAAAATTATATTAGAGTTCTAAAATGCCCCAGTCAACTAACTTCAACACACCTCCATATTTTGAAGATTTTGATCCAAATAAAAAATTCAACAAGGTATTATTTAAACCTGGAGTTCCATTACAAGCAAGGGAATTAACTACACTTCAATCTATTCTACAAGATCAGGTTGAAAAGTTAGGATCAAGCATCTACAAAGAAGGTGCTATGGTCTTTCCTGGTCAAATTTCATATGACCTTTCATATACTTCTGTTTTAATTGAAGATGAATATTTTGGGTTACCATCTTCACAATTAGTTGATTTCATAGTAGGTAAGACAATAACGGGGCAAACTTCAGGGGTGAAGGCAAAGGTTGTTAATGCTATTACAGGGGAACAATCAGAAAAAGGATTTACTACATTATTCATTAAATACATTTCTGCAGCAAGTGATTATACCTCTTCATCGTTCCAAGACGATGAAATTTTAATAGCAAATGAATCTTTTAGTATTGGCGCAAGTGTAGTTTTAGAAAATACTGATTTTGCAAAATGCATTACTGAAAATGCCACAAACGTAGGATGTTCTGCTGCAATCACATCCGGAGTTTACTTTACAAAAGGTTATTTTGTAACAGTAGAACCTCAAGAAATCATTCTTGATCAATTCACTAATACTCCTTCTTATAAAGTTGGACTACAAGTACTGGAAACTATTGTAAGTTCATCAACTGATAGTAGTTTAAATGATCCATCGCAGGGATTCTCTAATTTTGCTGCTCCAGGAGCGGATAGATTTAAACTGGACGCAAAATTAGTCAAGAAGTCTTTATCTGACACTTCAGTTACAGATTTTATTGAATTGCTTAGGATTGAAAATGGGGAACTGTTTGAAATTAAAAATGGTAATCTTAATCAACTTGACAATACGCTTGAAAATACTCTTGCTAGAAGAACTTTTGATGAATCTGGAAACTATGAAGTAAATCCATATACGTTTAATAAAAAAGAATGTTTAGATGATGGTGTAAATAACGGAGTATATCCATTTAATTCTACCACATCAGATGGTAATATTTCATCTGATAATTTATTTGAAATTGCTGTAAGTCCTGGAAAATCTTATGTTCTTGGATATGAATTAACTACATTATCAACTGAATATGTTGATATTGAAAAGGCAAGAAATTTTAAATCTATTGAAGATAATATCACGAACACCGATGCAAGAGGATTTGTAATTACACTTGCTAGTCCTCCGGCCATTGGAGATGTAACCTCTAGTTTATCGGGGGATAGAGTTGTAGCATTAAGGGATAATAGTAATGCTATTATAGGTTATGGACTTTTTGTATCAATTCAAGGTAATAATCTAAGATTAACAGGAATTAAATATTTGGATGGAAAGTCAATTAACGATCTTGATGACGTTGTTGTTAATGCTACTATAGATTATACAAATAACACATTAACAGGTGGATCAAATAGGGACGTATCCTCTACCTCAGGTTCATCTTCAGCAAGATTTTTTAAATTATATCAAGATAATGTAATTAAATCTGTAGACGACATTACTTTAACTGATATTAGATCTTTCACTAGTGTGCAGACTTTGACTTTAGGTGCTGTTACTATTAATAATGTTCCATTTAACAGTGATACTGCAGGTGATTATGGGTTTGTTTTATCTGATACTAGCAATGTAGGTACTGTTACTTTTGATGCTGATCTTGCTGCCAAAACACTCACAGTAGATGTAGGTAATACAAATAATATCGGTGATATTATAGTCTTTGGTCCACAAACTATTGCAAGTCCAACTGAGAGACTGATAAATTATTTACCAATGTCAGTTTCAAAATTGACAAATATTGCAACTAAGTATGATATCAATGAAGATATTTTAAGTCTTGGGGTTACTAGAGCATGTAAACTTAGAGGAGTTTATATTGCAGAATCTACAGAAACTGTGGATAATGTAATTCCAAATATCACATTAAGTGGTAATGTGCAATTTAAGAAAGGTGAAATAATTGAAGGTGTTAGTAGTGGTGCTAAGGGTCGTGTAATTCATGTTAATAGTTCAAAGGTTTATTTTGTATATGAATCTGAGATTCAATTTATTCCAAACGAAGGAGTTAAATCATTTAAGACACAATTAACTGGAACCGTATCTACAGTTTCTAATGGGGTAGAGAATGTAGGGAGTAAATTTAAATTAAATGATGGTCAAAATTTACACACTTTTGAATTTTCTTCTATAGAAAAATTAAACTCCGGATTATTAATCGGAAGTACTAAGCAAGTTTATGCTGTTTACGATTATTTTGCAGATGTTACTCCTGGAACAGGGACATACACTACTGTAAATTCTTTCTATAATTCAAATCTTGACAATATACCATCATATGAGGTTGATGGTGAAAAAATCTATCTGTCTGATATAATTGATTTTAGACTTGATCAAGACAGTGCTGTTACCGGCGATGGAAATCCAGTTTCTCCATATTTAATAAACGCAAGTGAAATTATTGCAAATACAAATTTGTCAAATTTTGGTAATAATAATTATAAATTCTTACCAGACAATCAAGTTCTCCCTGAGGGTAATATACAAAGTAATACCATAGAATATTATCTGCCATCAAAAAATACTTTATATTTATCAAAAACTGGTGATTTTATTGTTAAATCTCTTGAAAGTTCTTCGACCAGTAGTTCTGATCAGGTATTTATGTTGAAAGATGCAATGCCATTGATTGATATTTCTATTCCGGCATATACTAGAGATTTAGAAGATGTTATATTTGAAAGGTATAAGAATAACAGATATACCATGAAAGATATTGGTAATATTGAAACTAGAGTTGAAAATGTCGAATATTATACTCAATTATCCTTGTTAGAATCTGATACTAAAAATTTATTCATTCCAGATTCTAATGGTAATAACAGACTTAAAAATGGTTTTATTGTAGACAATTTCACTTCCCACGACATTGGAGAAACCCGTCATCCTAATTATTCATGTTCTATGGATTTTGGCGAGGGGGAGTTAAGACCTCAACATTATACAACTAATGTCCCACTTCAATATGAGAATGAGGTAGAACCTTCCAATTATGTAAGAAATGATTTTATATTACTTAATTATTCTGATGTTGTTGTAGTAGATCAACCGTTTGCTTCTGGAGTAGAAAATGTAAATCCATTTGCAGTTGTTTCTTGGGTTGGAGATATTATTGTAAATCCAGCGACCGATGATTGGACAGATGAAATAAGACTTCCAGAAAGAGTAACAAATGTTGAAGGTAATTTCTTAGCAGAGGCGCGAGCAGCAGGTGTTACCAATTTTAGAACTGGAGGTTTTGGTCGTACAGAGTGGAATGCTTGGCAAACTACATGGGTTTCTAGAAGATTTACTCAAAACGTTGACCGTGAAAGAAGAAATTTCTGGCCATTTGTAAGAAATGTTACAAGAATATTTGGGGTTACAACTTTTAGAAGAGTTAGGAGAGGAATTAGAACTACGGTCACTCCAAGAATTGATAGACAAGTTCTTGGAGATAGAGTGGTTGATGTAACACAATCAAGATGGAAGCGTTCAAGAAATATTAGATTTGCTGGTAGACGATTAAAGCCTTTTGTTAGATTGTATCCATTTTTTGATCAAAGGAATATTTCTACGTATACGACTCCAAAACTTCTTGAGATTGAAATGTTAAATAACAACCCATTTCAACCAAATGAATTTTTCAGTCTCCGAAGTAATATTAATGGAAGATTTTTTAGAGCACGTTGTGCTCCTATAAGAAGTTATCCGTATTCTCAATCTAGAACAATAACTAAAAATCCTTATACAAATCAAAATATTCCCGATAATTATACGGCAAATTCAACTCTTTTGAATTGGAATGTATTTGATACTACAGCAATCGGTAACGATCGTGGAGGTTATTTAATTGAAGGTGATGTTATTGTAGGTGAAACTAGTGGTGCAAGGGCACGAATTACAGAAAAACGGTATGTCACTAATGAAAATGGAGATCTTGTAGCAGGATTTTTCCTTCCAGAACCTAGTGTTGAGGGAAATCCAAGATGGAATGTTGGTGAATCTGTTGTTAGATTTACTGATTCTGAAACTGATAGTAGAATCTCAGGCATTGTTGATAGTTCTGCAGAAGGAACATTCACTGCAACTGGAACAATTCTATCAAGGCAAACTGATGTTCTTTTAGTTAGAAACGCAACCGTAAGAAGAGATGTCGTAAATACCAGGAGAGTAATTAGACGTAGAACCACTCGAACCAGAGCAACTGCATGGAGAGATCCATTAGCACAATCATTCTTAGTTCCTGAAGAGGAAGGAATGTTTGTCACGAAAGTTGATACGTATTTCCAAACAAAGGACACTTCAGGTCTTCCTATTACAATGGAAATTAGAACCATGGTTAATGGTTATCCGTCACCAGATGTTCTTGGAGAAGCAACATTATTACCAGATGATGTTAATATTTCTGATGATGGTTCAGCAGTAACAACCTTTACGTTTGACACTCCTGTATACGTTGAAGGACTTCAAGAATATTGTTTTGCACTATTGACATCATCTAATGATTATAAGATGTGGATTTCTGTTATGGGACAAAATGATTTAGATGGAAATCGTATCACCGCTCAACCATATGCTGGTGTTTTATTTAAGTCCCAAAATGCATCTACTTGGACTGCTAATCAATTAGAAGACCTTAAATTTAAATTATATCGTGCAGAATTTGATATTTCTGAAACTCCTGTAATTAAGTTTGAAAATGTTTCGAGTGAATCAAATTCAATGAATAAATTACCTATTGATCCTATTGAACTTTCACTAAATAATGGTTATATTAAAGTTAACCATCCAAATCATGGCATGCATGATCCATCATCTTTTGTTAAGATTGATGGTGTAAGGTCTGGCGTTGGCACTACTTTATCTGGTAACTGGAATGGTTCTGTTGCTGTAGCGTTACCTTTAACTGGCGATTCTACTGTTGAGGGTTTATTCAAAAATAGCGACAATATTAATGGAAGTGTAGGAAGTTCTACTAATTTAGCATATATTAGAATTAAAGATTCGGTATATTCTTATGATCCATCACAGACAACTAATACTTCAAATGGAGCATTCACTCTTACTTTGACAGCAAAGATTTCAGGTCCAACTATAGATGTGGAATTTAATTCTGAAGATAATTTAATTGCAGAATATTATATTGTAGATGGAGTTCCTCTTACAGAGATTAATAAAACCCACACTAATCTTAGATGGATAACTTTAGACTCGTATCAAATTCTTATCAATACTACAAGAAATAATCCTAGTAGTAATATTTCTTTTGGTGGTTCTAATGTAACTGCTACATCTAATGTCATGTTTACAAGTGTGTTACCTCAGGTTACATATCAAGAACTTGGTGGAACTTCTGTAACTGCAGAACTCAGAACTACATCTGGAACTTCAATATCAGATTCAAGTTTCTCAAATCCAGGTAATTCTAATGTCCCAACTGATAAATCGTATATTAAAGATTCTAACTTCTTTCCTGTCAATTTAAATGATAATAATTATTTTGAATCTCCAAAATTAGTGGCATCAAGTACAAACTCTGAAAATGTTATGCAAAACAGATCTTCTGTAGATCTAAGACTTAAATTGTCGAGTAATACTACAAAATTATCTCCAATTATTGATACTCAAAGAATTAGTTTAATTACTACTGCAAATAGAGTTTCTAATATTACTGGAAATTATCCGAAAGAATATTTCCTCAATGATCCAGGACAAACATTTACTAATGTTCAATTGAGTTCTGTTAAAGATTATAATAGTTCAAATTATGTTACAAAATTAGTAACCTTAAAAAATCCAGCAACTGCATTAAGAATTGAACTTGCTGGATATAATCCTGAAGGTCTTGCAACTATTGATGTATTAGTTAAAACATTAAGTGGTGAGGAATCTGATCCAACTCAAGTTAACTGGATTGATCTTAATGATGCTACATTTGGTAATACGAACACAGGAGGAGTTGATGATTTTGAAGATCAAAGGTGGGATTTTGATGTTACCGATCTTACTCCCAACGGTAAACCATTTACTGCATTCCAAGTAAAAATTAGAATGAGATCTACAAATCAATCCTTTACTCCACTTATTAAAGATTTACGATGCATAGCTCTAGCTTAATTCCTGTTGAGGGTCACAGTAATTTTAAACGTGACCCTAAAACTAATGCAATTATAAGCACTGATAATAATGATTATGAAAAATATATTTCTGAAAGAGATAGAAGAAAAAATATAGAAAGAAAAGTTGAAGATACTGCTAAAGAATTGTCAGAGTTGAAGGTTGAGATTACTGAAATTAAAGATCTTTTACTTAAAATTGCAAATAAATAACTCATAAATAGTCAATAAGACCCCTTGGGAAGATCATGTCAGCGATTCCTATTAATTTTACAATATTTAAAAATACTGACTTTAGTGTTTCTATCAATATAAGAAATTCTGATAATACTCTTATAGATTTGAGCACTTATACAGTAGAAGCGAAAATGGCAAGAAATTATACTACAACAAGTAAAATTAATTTAAACGCTCAAGTAATTAATGCAACTACCGGATTAATTCAAATATCATTGCCTGATGTTACTACTAATCTGGTTACTGGTACTGATTCATTAAAACTTGGTAGATATGTATATGATATCATGTTAATTGACAGTTCTTCAATTAAAGAGAAGGTTATTACTGGGGTCATTGAAGTTCAACCTTCGGTCACATAAATATGTCAAAATACAACGTAAGATTAAATTTAGGCAATCAAAAAATTGTCCAAGCAGTAAAAAAATCTAAAATTAATGTAGATGTATCTACTACTACAGAAGCTAATACCCTAGGAGGATTAGGTGATGTAGATACTACAGATAGACAAGAAGGTTATGTATTGATGTGGAATGAACTTAGAAATATTCATGAATATGTACCTCCATTTGAAGTTGTCGATAGATCTGACAGTGACGATCCCGTTGGACCATCAGATAATGCCATAGATTATGGAACATTTTAATTTGTTTTATAAATAATTTTATTAAAGAGTAAATAGTTAACGATATGGCAGCACCACGCTTAAGGTTAAGGAGGGGCACATCCAACCCCCAAACATTAACTGGTTCGGGGCAAGTTTTTAATACTACTCCTGCACTTGTTGGTGAACCATTTTTTTCTGATACTAATGGTTCAGTTCCAGGCACTGCTGGAACTGGAACTGGTGACTTTTATATTGCAGACGGTCCTACTTCGTTTGTTCATGTTGGAGGATCTTCTTATACCTCCAGAGTAGATGAATTTTTAACGGAAAGCACTACTACTACTGGTAGTATTATAACTCTTGTAGAAGGTAGTAATAATGGCACAAATTCTGTTGAGTTAAAATCACCTGCATCTTTAACTGGATCATATGATTTAACTTTACCTCAAAATAAACCGGGAGTTGCTGGTGCATATATTCTTGAATATGATCAAGGATCAGAAGTTCTCTCATTCGTCCCATCTGTTGCTGGAGAATCTGTTGAGACTCAAAATACTAATACTGACTCCTCATTCTTTTTAACATTTGTTGATAGCAATAATACTAATGCAACTTTAGAGACTGTATTTACAGATGGAGAACTTTCATATAATCCAAATACTGATGTTTTAAATGTATCTGGTTCCCTCAGTGTAGGTTCTAGCGGTGTTAGTATTGCAGGCGCTACTTCGGGTACTGTAAATTTGATAACTACTGCAATAGCAGGAAGTACAACAATTACATTTCCAGCAACTACAGGTAATGTAATTACTACTGGTGATAATGGCACAGTTACAAGTGCAATGATCCTTAACGGAACGATTGTTAATGATGATATTAATGCTGGTGCTGCTATTGTTGATACCAAATTAGATACAATTTCAACAGCAGATAAAGTTTCACTTTCTGCATTAAACATTGATGGTGGTACAGCACTCACTTCACTTGCTGATGCAGATATATTTATTGTTGATGATAATGCAAGTGGCGCTAATCGTAAAGCACAAGTTTCGACAATTAGCACATATGTTTTTGATAAAGTTTCTGGTGATGTTACAATCAACAGTAGCGGAGTTGCAACAATTCAAGCAAACTCTGTTGAACTTGGCACAGATACCACTGGTAATTATGTTGCTGATGTAACTGCAGGTGAAGGTCTTGCTAAAACTTCTTCTGCAAGTGAAACTCAAACTGTAGATTTAGCATTTAAAAATGCTGCAAACTTGACCACGAATACAGTCCTCAAATGGGATGACGGTAATACACAATTAGTAAATAGTTCTATTGTAGATGATGGTAGCACTGTTACTATTACTGGTAATTTAACTGTTACTGGTACTAATACGGTTACCAATGTCCAAACAACCAATACTCAAGTCTCAGATGCTTTACTTGAATTAGGAACTGGTACAACTGGAACTCCTGCTGCAACTAGAGATATCGGTTTAATACTGGAGCGTGGTGATAACGATAATATTTTTATTGGTTATGATGAGGGTGATTTAGTATTTGTTGCTGGAGAAACAACTGCAACTGGATCGAGCACCACTGTTGCTCCATCACCAATTGCATTTTTATCAGGTTCATATAAGATTTCTGATGATGCTGGCACTAATGAATTCATAGTTAGTTATCTTCTTGCAGGTGATGCACCTGATGGCACAACTGCTGGTAGATATCTTCAAAATCTTACGGTAGATGCGGGAACATATTGATAAATAATATAGCATGAATTAATTTTATGAATGATATTCCAGTAGATTATGCAACTCTTGTTGAAGTTATGACTGTTGAGTTGAACACTTATCAAAGTCAATTAATTGCATTAAAAGCAAAATTAAAAATTTACGATAAAGAACTTACTGAAGCTTTAAATAAAGTTTCAGAACTTCAAAAAGAAAAACCAGCAACTCGTAAAAAATCTGTAAATACAGATAGAGACGCCGGAACATATTAACCTAAATAGGTAATTCCAATGGCAGCACCAAAAATACGCTTGAGGCGTTCAGCAACAGCTGGAAACGCTCCCACTACTTCTCAAATAGATTTAGGTGAAGTAGCGATTAATACTCACGATGGCAAAATATTTTTAAAGAGAAATCAAAGTGGCACAGAAAGAATTGTAGATGTCACTGCACCTCTTGAAGCAAATGAACCTATGGGGCATAATGATGCCTCAGAAAGTACTATATCGTTCACAAATGCTACTAGAGTATTTTCAATTGCACCAACATCAACTAGATTTGATGTTTGGTGTCAAGGTATTAGATTCGCATTCACCTCAACACAATCAACTACAATACCAAATACGAATGGTTTGTATTATGTTTATTTTGATGGTAATGGAGTTTTGCAAAATAAAGCAGCAAGTTCTGCAGACATAAATTATAAGACAGAAGTTCCAACTGCAATTTTATATTGGAACGGTAGTGTTGCTAGTTTTGTTTTTGATACTAGACATGGAATTACCTTAGATTGGCAGACTCACGAATACCTACAAAAAACTAGAGGTGCAGTAGTTGCTTCTGGATTTACTGCACTAAGTTATTCAACCACTGGTGATGGTACTACAAATAGTCATGCACAATTTGGTTTAGGTGCAGATGGAGTATTTTATAACGAAGATTACAAAGTAACTATAAGTCATTCTGCATCCCCGTCAAATTTATTTGAACAAATTATATCTAATGCTGGAGAATTTCCAATTTTATATAGAAATGGAACAGGTGGTCAATGGACCAGAACTACTGCTACTTCATATCCGGTAAAGTTTTCCGCAGGTAATCTTATTGAATATAATGTTTCTGGTGCTTCTTGGTCTTCTGCTCAAGTAACTGATGGAAATTATGCAGTTTATTTTATAGTTGCTACTTCTGATATTGATGCTCCTATAGTTTCTATTCAAGGACAAGGAGACTTTGCAACTGAAGGGGAGGCAATGAATGCAGAGTTTGAAGATTTAGATCTTGGTAATGATGATGCTACAAATGCTCCAAAATTTCCTCGTAATGATGTAAGACCTTTATTTAAATTAACATTTCAAGCAAGTAGCGCCTACACTAATGCTCCAAAGGCACGTTTAGTAAATCTGATAGATTTAAGACAAAATGTTTCTGTAGAATTAACAGGAGCACAGGGATCATCAATCGCTGTAACTGCCCCCGAAAGTAACATCATATATGTAAGTAAAGATGGTGATGATACAAATACAGGTACTACATTAGGAACATCAAAAGCTACAATCAAATCTGCATTATCAGTTGCAACTGCTGGAACTGTTATTAGAGTTTATCCAGGAGAATATACAGAAGATAACCCACTAATAATGCCAGTACAAACATCAATTGTTGGTAGTAGTTTAAGAGAAGTTACACTTAAACCACAAAATGGAAATACAGATTTTATCTATGTGAATAACGGTTGTTATATTTCTGATTTGTCTTTCAATTCTTCATCTTCTAATAACGGTGATGTAATTTCATTCAATCCTAATAATCCTCCATTTATAGATCAGTCACCATACGTTCAAAATTGCACTAATTTTATTGACGGATCCACTGGTCTTCATATTAATGGGGATAATGCCATAGGAGATATTAAATCTATGGTAGTTGATAGTTTTACACAATTTAACTCTGGTGGTCATGGTTGCAAAATTAGCAATGAAGGATATGCTCAATTAGTTTCCATGTTTACCATTTGTAATGATACTGCAGTTGAGTGTTTAAATGGTGGATGCTGCGACCTAACAAACTCAAATTCATCTTTTGGAAACAAAGGTTTAGTTGCCACTGGAGTAAGTCCTAAAAAATATACGGGTGCAGTATCACAAGCATCAAGTGCTGGAGATAATACAATTAGAGTAAATATTGCGACTACTCAAAGAAGTGTTTCTACAGCATCTTATGCAGAAACTACTGGGGTATTGACTGTAACCACAACCGCAGCACATGGATTTGAAGTAGGAATGGATGTAAAAATTGAAAATCTTACATTCAGTTGCACAAGTCCATCTGGTAGTGCTGCATTTCCATCAGGTAATTATGGATATGTATTTAAAGTTGAATCTACACCATCCACCACACAATTCACCGTAAATGTAGGAACATCCACAATTCCTCATACATATGTATCTGGAGGAACTGCTGAGATAGAAGCAGTTCGTCCGTTTGCAGGTCAAGTAGTGTTCTTTGATACTTTGTATTATGAGGTTGTAAGAATTAATATTACCAATGGTGGTAGTGGATATGATCCAGATAATCCTCCTACAGTGACACTTGCAAGTTCTCCAGAAAGTTGGGGTATTGATGCCGAGGCAGTCGCAGAGGTGTCAAGCACTGGAGTAGTGACTGCTATTGTTGTTACTTCTAGTGGTAGAGGTTATGGATCTACTATAGCAAACCCAACAATTGCGGCACCAACTTCTGGAACTACAGCAACAGCAACTGGAGAATTAGTTCCTTCATATTTTATCGTAGAGTCAACACTTGAGACTTCTACAGATGTATATGATATTACATTTGCTAATGAAGTTCCCATTGCACTAACAACCAGTAGTGTTGCTAATTTTTACAAACAAAGTAGACTTTTAGCATCAAGTCATTCATTTCAATATATAGGATCAGGTACTAATATCAATACTGCTCTCCCTCAAACTGGGGGAGTTGCAATTCCAGAAAATGAAACTATTAGTCAAAGTGGTGGATTAGTTATATACACAAGTACTAATGAATCTGGAAACTTTAAAATTGGTGATGGAGTAATTATAGATCAAGCTCTGGGTCAAATTTCTGGTCAATCATATTCCCAAAGTCTATTTTCTCAAGTAACACCGTATATCATCGCACTAGGAGGTTAACCCATGGCATTAAAACTAAACATATACAAAACAATTACACCATCAGTTGCGACTACAGCAGCAGTTGTATACACTGCTCCTACGGGTTATACTGGTATTGTTTTATTAGCAAACATATCAAATCCTACTACGGGAACACTTAAAGTTACGTTAGAGCATAGAAGAAGTGCTTCCGATACAAGTATCGTCACAGATTTTCCAATTAGTAGCAAAGATTCTGCAAATTTAGTAGATGGTAAATTGTTTTTACAATCTGGAGATCAGTTAGTTTTAACTGGAGAAGCAACTACATTAGAAGCAGTAATTTCTATCTTGGAGACACTTAACTAAAAATGGCAAAATATCTCTCTAATAGGGTAAGAACTTTTAATATCGGTGTCTCTGGTATTACCGAATCTGATACAGTATTAACCACTATTGGTAATAGTACCTTTACGGGAAACATCACAGCAGATGGAATACGATTGGGCGATAACGATCAAATATTACTTGGTGATGGTGATGATTTAAAGATTTTTCATGATGGAAATGCCAATTATATTGTAGGTAATAATGGAACACTTAATCTCAAAAGTGATTCTTATGCTTATTTGAAAGCCTTTAATTCAAATGGTAGGGTGCAAATTTATCATAACAACTCTGTAAAATTTGAAACTACTGCTTCTGGTGTAACTGTAACCGGAACAGCATTAGCAACAGCATTATCAACTGGAGCAAGTGGAACCGGCATTAATATATCTACAAATACAATTAGTGGTCCATCAACATTAACAATTGATCCAGCAGCAGTTGGAGATAATACAGGCACAGTTGTAATTGCTGGTGATCTCCAAATTGATGGAACAACCACAACTGTGAATTCAACCACGATGACAGTGGATGATAAAAACATTGAGTTAGGTACAGGTGCTGCGAATGATGCTGCAGCTGATGGTGGTGGTATTACTATTGTATCTGGAGATGGAAATAAGACATTCCAATTTGAAGCAACGGGAGATAATTTAGGGTCTTCTGAAAATTTAAATTTAGCGAATACTAAAGAATATAAAATTAACAATACTTCTGTTTTAAGTGCAACTACACTTGGGTCAGGTGTTACTGGATCTTCTCTTACTAGTGTTGGAACATTAGGATCATTAACAGTCTCTGGTGATATATCTATATCAGAGAAGATTGTTCATACTGGTGATACTGATACTCAAATTAAATTCCCTAGTGATGATACTATTGAACTCAAAACTGCCGGTTCAGCAAGACTCACCGTTAAATCTGATGGAAAGGTGGGGGTAGGAACCGCAGGTCCACTGTCTACGTTCAATGTTAACGGTGATGTAACGATAGGAGATCCTGGCACAGCGGGCACCTATCTCAATATCGTTGGCGCTGGTGCTCAAGAATTTGGCATCAGAGGTGGTGGCGGTCCAAATAATCCAGAAAGCAAATTTGCAATCTTGGGCGCTACTTCGGACAGTGATTTGAGATTTAGGTTGGGTGGAACTGAGTATCTACGCCTAAAAAATACTGGACGATTAGGTCTCGGGACAAACAATCCGTCTGAGTTACTGCACGTTCTCGGAACGTCTAACACAACTGCATTGGTTGAAAATAATTCTGCTGTTGTTGGATCTCATGCCAGGTTGCAGTTTAAAACCGGCGGGTCAGGAACAACCGCAGCGTCGGCAATTAAATCGATTCGGATGGCAAGCGCTAACTCAGCAACAGACCTGACCTTTGAAACTACCAGCGGTAGTAATAGCACTGGCGAGGTGCTTAGGATTACAAACGCCGGACGGGTAGGAATTGGTGTCAATAGTCCAGCTTCAAAACTTACTGTTCATGCCACAGACGATTACGTAAGAATCAGAAAGGGCGCGAATTCTAATTTCTGTGGCGTATTGTTAGACAGAGACAGTTCGGGAACGTCCGGCGGATTCTTAGGTTTAGCAGGAGCTAGTGGTCAATTTGCTAGCACAGCAGCACAACATGATTTTGTCCTAAGAAGTGAATCAAATCTTCTACTTGCGGCAGGCGGAGGATCAGAAAGACTTCGCCTTGGAACTTCAGGGCAGATTGGTCTTAGTGGAACAAACTATGGAACTTCTGGTCAGGTAATAACTTCTAATGGATCTGGCAGTGCTCCTACATGGCAAGATGTTAGTTCTAACACTATTACAGTTGCAGACGAATCTACTGATACTACTTGCTTCCCATTATTTTCAACTGATGCAACAGGAAGTATTTCTCCAAAAACTGGATCAAATCTTACATTTAATTCTTCTAATGGAACATTAACAGCAACAACATTTAGTGGTTCTGGTGCATCATTAACTGATCTTAATGCATCTAATCTTGGTTCTGGTACTGTTCCTGATGCTAGATTCCCTGCAACATTACCAGCAGTATCTGCTGTTAACTTAACTGCTCTAACTGGAGCTTCTGCTGCTACTTATGGTGATGGAACAAATGTTGCTCAAATTGTAGTAGATTCCAATGGTAGGATTACTGGTATTACAGAAGTTTCTATTAGTGGAGTTAGTGGTGCTATAACAGTTCAGGATGAGGGAGTCTCTTTATCAACTGATGCTACCACTCTCAACTTCGTAGGATCTGGTGTAGTTGCTTCTGGAACTGGTGCAACAAAAACAATTACTATTAGTGGTGAAGGTGTAACTAGTGTTAATGCTGCTGATGAATCTTCAGATACAACATGCTTCCCATTATTTGCTACATCTGCTACGGGGTCAGTAGCAGCAAAAACTGATGCTTCTGGATTAAAATATGATTCTAGCAACGAAAGATTAGAGACTACTGATGTTGCTGTTAAAGGTGCAGTAAGGTGCGAAAATTCAGGATCTACCGAGAGATTTGAGATACTATATAATGAAACTACCGATTCCCTAGACTTCACTTATTCTGCTTCTTAATTATGTCAAATGTTGCTCGACTAAAAAAAGATGGAGTATTGTCTACTTCAACTTTTGATGATAATACAAAGTCATCATTTAGTATTTCTTCCGATGCAATTGCATATTCAAATGAATTTAAAGAACCACAAGTCTCTGTAATCAATACGATATCAAATAGCACAAAAACAGACCCATTAACTTTAACTGGCATTAATCCAGGAAATTTAGTATTTTATGTTGCCAGTTGTGATTCTTCAGAATCACATAATTTCACTCTTCCTACAGGGTTTAGTGAAGTAACCATTTATAATTCTGGTCAAGGTCCTTGTCATATTATAGCAACTAAAGTATCGGATGGAACTTCTGTGACTGCTCAGAATATGACGTTTCCGAGTGGTGCCACAGCACAATTTATGTTTGCTGTCTCTGGAGTTGAAGCAAGACATTCAGGCAGTGAACAAACTTCTAGTTCATCTAGTGGTATGCCAGGTGGTACTTACACAACAGATGAAAGCACAATAGGATCTTATTTATTTTCTTTTGGTTTCTTGGACGATGATATTATTGCCGGTGATGTTAGAGTTGAAAATGATATTGAAATTGGTACTGGAAATATATCTAATCAAATATTTGTGGGAGCAGTAGATGCTGGTACGTCTGGGTCTGGTTCAACTTTAATGGTTGCATTCTCTAATGTAAAAAATGATGGAAGTTCTACTAAATCATTTAATTTTACTGGGAGTGGAGATGATCAAAATATTATTAGGCGTTTTCACTACATCGGCACTCCATTAAGACAAAATAGTGATGGTTCTAGTGAAGTTGGAACTATAATTGACGAGACAGAAGTTTTTAATTCAATTCGACCTGACGATTTAGAACTTCATTATAATAGTGAATTATCAAGTTATATAGTTGGAACTGGCGGCACAGCAGCTGTTGGGCAACAAGTATTTACAAGTAATGGTACATTCACAGTTCCTGCTGGTGTAACTCAAGTTTCTGCTGTAGTAATTGGTGGTGGAGGTGGAGGTGGAAATAGTTCAGGATCCTTCTTTGGTCAATCTTCAGGTGCTGGTGGAGGTGCAGGTGGTCTTTCATATGGAACATTCTCAGTTACTCCGGGAGAAACTTTGACTGTTAATGTTGGTTCTGGGGGTGGAGTAGGATCCTCTGGTGGGTCTAGTAGTATAGTTCGTAGTGCTACAACTTTACTACAGGGTTCGGGTGGAACTGGTGGTGGTACTAATAATACTAATGGAACTGGTGGTGGATCTTCTGGAACTGAAAGAGATGGTGGTGGAGATGGTGGTGCTGGTGGAGATGGTTCTTCGGCACTTTTCGCCAATGCTCCAGATGGTGGTGGTGCTGGTGGTGGTGCCGGTGGATATTCTGGTAATGGAGGTGCTGGAGGTGGTGACGGAGGTAGTGGTTCCGGTGGTTCCGGTGGTTCCGGAGGAGGTGGTGGTGCCGGTAGTACTAATGATGATGGAGGCGGCGGCGGTGGCGGTGTA